TGGTTCAGTAGGCGATACACCATCACCCAATTTTTCCATAGCAAATTTAGGAAGTTCTTTGTTCACCTGTGCCTGTTTATGCCTCTCCTCAGTTTCGAGTTTTTCACGCTTCTTTAGCTTCTCATTATCTAGTCTAGCTAACTCTTCATTCACTGATTCAGAAAAATTCTTCTCTAGTAATTTGCCAACGTAGTTTTCTAGCATTGATCGTTGTACATCTGCTGGCTGGCTCATGCTTGCCTTGCTAAAGACACCTTGCTTACTGTCAAACTGTGCTTTTATATCAGACAATGTAACATTCCAAGCCTTAGCGTGGGCTGGAGAAAATCCCATTGTTCTGCTCCAATTTAGGTGCATAGGGTCTTGCATTTGAGTTAACATGGAACTGTCTACGCCAAGCTGTTGCATTGTTTTATGTTGCAACCACTTTGGCACTTGAGCTTGATCTTCTTTAATCATAGACATAAGCGCAACCTGCATAACTTCTTCACCTTGGTCAGCTAACCCTTTTCTGGTTGAGTCGTTAATGCCTCTCCAATATGTCAGAACCTCTCTGATGGTGCTTTCGTTCATTCCTTCGTACTTGCCACCCATAGTCTCTAAATGACTACGCAATTCCTTTAAGTCAAAATAGCTAGTGCCATCAGCTTTGATATCTTCTAAAATAAACTTCCTACCCTCACCAGTTGTAAAATGCTCTGTAAACGGCTTGTACGAGGTTCCATACTCTGCGTCTCTTATTTTTTTCTCAATCTTCGCACCGAAACCCTTCTCCGCATAGTCAAAGGTCTGGGCTTCTTTGATCAAATTTTCTTTCAGTTCAGAAGCAATCGTCTTATCTTCAATCGCTTTATTTACCCTGTCCAGCAAATCTAGTCTGCCAGCCTTAGTGACTTTTAAGGCATATGTTTCTTCGGCCTTGTCTTGCCTATTACGTTCTCCGATCTCTTTAAAATAAGAATCCTCAAAAGACTCTTGCAGGAGCTTTAATCTGCGTTCCCCTAGCTCCATACCCATAACACCTTCCATCTGGGTCTTAAATTCTTTATCGGTAGGGTAGTGTCCAGCATCCATTGCATTCTTGGCAAAATCTTGAGCAAACAAAGTAGAGCGTTCTGTTACAATCTTGTCTTTTAAATTTTCAAAACTCAATTGAGCTGCTTCTGACTCTATTGCACCCATACCCACTAGACTTGCAGTACTATCTTGTATAGTTTTGAAACCGCTAACCACATCTGCATTTTTATCCTCAGAAAGAGCCTTGGTAACACGAGCAATAGTATTTGTGTGTAAACCAGTAGTTTGCTTGAATAGTGTCTGTGAATGGGTGGTAGAGAAAGCACTAAATTGCTTTTGAGAGCCAGAACGTAATGAGCTAAGGTATTTCTCTGATTCCAGATCACTACCCATACCCTTACGCCAAGCACCGGTAAGTTTCTGCAGACTAGTATCATAATCTGCTATAACCGCTTCCTGTGCTTCTAGGGTCAGAGCTTGAACAAACTGAGCCTTATAGTCCATATCGGACTTCTGCCATTCCTCCATCAAGTTAAGACGCTGGTAATCTTTCTTGGTATTGTCTATATACATCTTGGCTTTAACGCCAGCATCTACCATATTGATTAGTTCATCACTAACCGCATAAGAGGCTTTAACGTTAGCCTGACCAATACCGTAATCAGCAAATTGAATCTTTTGTGCAGCTACATTAGAACTTAATGCTTGTGTTTGAGGAGACAAGACAGGTTGTTGAACACCTAGCCTCTGATCTACATTTAATGGTTTACCTATTGCCATAATTTATCCTATTTATTGAAACTGCCAACCTGCGCCACCACCCATAGCGTTAAAAGAACCAGTAGAGTTGCTTTGCAAGGTATTAAATGGCCCCATTGTTCCACCTCCTAAGCCAGCGGTAGTAGTAGAGCCAGCCGATGCAAATCCACCAGCAGAACCGTAAGCACCTATTCCAGCAGTTACAGCACTAGTAAAGCCACTCACTAGAGCTGCATTGGCTTGCTGTTTAGCTTGGTATGCTTTAGACATACCAGCATACATATTCATATTACCTTCATTAATGATATTGGCTCTTTGTACATCAGAAGCATATTGCTGTAAGTAAGCCTGTTGCATAGTAGCATTATAGTCTGATTTTCCCTTATACCGTGTCATGGCAGCCGTCTGATCTATTGAAGCAGCAGCTTGCTTACCACGCAGCTCTATATTAGCTAGATTAACAGCAGCAGCATGAGCATCAGCAAAGGCTACTGTGGCAGGACTTCCTTGCATGGTAACGCCTGAGTTGCCCCATCTTGCCCTTTTTTCTGAAGTGAATATGTCGTATTGTCTTTCGGCTATTTGGAGGTCAAATGCCGTCTGAGCCTCTTGTTCGATAGCCTGACGATCGAGCAAAAAAGCATCATACGATGCTTGGTCTGCGATAACCTCTGCATTACGCTCAGTAATGGATCGTGTAATACGCCCACGATCTGCTTCCATCTTGGCGTTGATATCAGCAATCTGCTTATTATACTGGGCGGTAGCCATTGCTGACTTAGCAGAAGACTGTCCGGCTTTATAACCCGAGACACCTTGTATGCCCGCAGCCCCACCCATTAATAATCCTGCTGTCATTGGTTCCATTGTTACTCCCAAATAGCATACATACAATTATCTAAATCACCACCACAATAATTGTGTAGTGTGCCTTCGTACTTAAAGCCCATTCTTTCTACAAAACGTCTTAACATATCGTAATCACTGACAATCTGGGCTTGCACTCGTTTTAATTTATATTTTTTTCTAAAGTAGTTCAAGTAGAACTTGACTGTCTTAACATACGAAAACCGATAAGTTGGGATTGTTGGGGAGCCTATAACCCAGACTTCCCCTACCCCTTCCCAAAGGATATTCAACCCACCAATGGCAAATATCTCACCATCAACATAACTTGTATACGCCTCTACTGCTTCTTTACCTATAGCGTTAGCCCACTCTGTATCAGAAAGCTTTACTACACGTTTAATCGTTTCTTCATGTGGCCTGACCACCAATCTCTTAAAATGAGATAATTCGTAAGGCCGTATTGTAATCTTGCCAGAACGCTCCAGTGGTGCGTGTCTAGTCGTTAACACTCAATTCTCCTGTTAAGGATATCAATGTCATGCCCATAGGCTGTTCTTGTTTGATTGTGATGGAAGAATCATCTTCCTTCCAGCCTAGATTAGTAATGTCAAATTGTCCAGTAAATACAGGGGGTGCTGAGTCCATAGGATCACCGCCACTCCTAAACACCAATTGTTTACCGTTTACTGAAATCCCTAGAGTTTGGTAGAGATTCAAGATAATACGATTCCAACCCTTTTTCTTACCAAAACTAGAACCGTCTGGTTGTGGTAACTCTGGGGCTAATGTAACAATCTCAGTGGTATATGCCAACCCGACTGACGCTGTGCTTACCGTACCAGATAAAGTAATTGAACCACCAGATACAGTTTGATTAGGAAAGACAGCCCCATCTCCTACGACTTGTACCGTTTGCCCCTCTAAATGGCCTAACCCAGACAAGGTATCTGTAGCACTACCTGAATATTCCAAACCAGAATCTACATAGATACTGTCGTTAAGATACTCAATAGTTCTTACTGTAGCACCAGCAATTGTGCGCTTGATACTTGCCCATAACTCATCAGATTTACCATCGGCTGAGGGTATAACTGCTACACTCTCTACGGCAACATCAGTTCCACCGATAGGGTGCTGATGCCAAGCGACCACCTGCTGATCTCGTTGGTAAGTAAGCCCAAGCAGTACCCCATCATCTCTAACAGCCCATACAACTGAATCTGGCTCTTGTTGGTATGCCATATGGGTAATGCCGTCTCCCGTAATATCTTCGGCTAAAATCGTCAAATCAGGAGCTACAAAACCCTCTACGTTCAAGTCAAAGATCATTTGCCTTAATTTTTTAGTAGCCCGTTGGTTAAAGATAACCGCACGTCCTGAAGTAATAGGGGTTACTGTGCTAGACCCATATTTCGTTTCCTGCACTACTCGCACATTAGATGGGGTGACAGGATTACCGCTACCATGCAGTTTGAATTCCCCACCTACAGTGCCGATCAATAGAACGTCTGAAGCCTTCAACCATCGGATTACATTTACATCATCTGTAGCTAGAGTGAATGCAATAGATTCATCGTCTAATCCAGTACCCTGATCCATATTCAGAAAATCACCAGATTTACTAGCCCAGATTGTTTGTGGTTTGTTATCTGTACCTGCCCAATACAGCCGTTCCTCAAAGAATGTTACACAGCGAGGATAATCTCCTGCACCGGCAACAAAGTCAGAAGGGGCTGAGGTAAAGGAAAGAGTCGCAAGCGTCCAAGCAACATCACTGGTGCGTGTCAACTTACGTGGGGCGTGACTAGGGTGAGCGATATAGAGAGTATCGGCTGATTGAGCAAAGTACAAGTCAAAGAGTTGAGCCGTAGTAAATGGTGTTACTATTTCTACAGGGGCACCATCTGTCTGTATCTGTCCATTATCCTTGTAAACCCTGATATACAGATTACCAAATTCTAAAATATAAGCCTGAGTCACACTGAACTCAAAGCGTACTAATCGTATCTTTTCATCTTGTGTAGCTACCTTAACACTCACCGTATCTAAGGTATGCGTTGCTCCAGTAGTATGCTTGAATCCTATAAAAGTAGATGTGCTTAATGCTATAAATTCTATAGTATGAGTGCCAACCGCATAAGATGTGGAGGCTAGTATATCTACCCCTTCGGTAGTTGTGCCAATTTGTAAATTAATGGCTCCAGTACCGATAATAAAACTCATCACATATCGCCTACCAGCTACCGTAGTAATCTGATCTTCTGCCCAACCATAGTTGTTTGCATCAACTGATACAATATTCATTAGGTTGGTAGCGTGTGCGATTGAACTGCCTGAGCCTACACTTTTATCAGTCCAGCCAGTAATATTAGAAGCAAATGTTCCATTCGCAACTAATTCAGAACCACTAGCTGTACCCTTAGCCTCAGCTACATAGTTAAAACCACCTCTTCTAACCACACCACCATGAGGTAGGCTGTAGGCATTTTTCTGGGTTTTCAGGCCATTGTTGTACTTATTAACGTCAACACGACCATGCAACCTAGCTGATAATTGCCCAGCCGTAAAATTTGTTTGAATAGGCCATACTTTTGCCATTTAGCGGAACCTTACGTCAGTCAGTGTGTCGGTAGCAATAATTTCTGGAGTGCCTTCTTGCGAGTCAATAGTCCTTGCATCACGCACTACAGCATCATACAGTTGAGCCATTTGTTGCATAATAGTTGTAGAACGTGCAACAGGGTATGCTAATTTCCAAGCCATGCGAAATACTAAGGCTTGATACAGTAGCGCATCAAATTGCGTGGCATCTTCTAGTCTCTTAATATAAGTAATATCTACTGCAGATTCTTCAGTAAGAATCTCACGACCCTGTATTTCAAAGTCTAAATGTATATCCCCAGTTACAGTACGTACATCAAGTACACGTAGACAATACGGGTCAGTAGGCAAGGTAAATTTGTATTGCCAATCAATAATTGGAGTTTCAACCAGTGAGGCTAGATTAGCAGTTGTGATCGCACAACCCCATCTATGACTGCGAAGCAAAGCATCACGCTCACTGTCGTAAAAACGATTCACCAGCACTGCGTTAGAATCGTTATCAGAAAAACTGGTTATTGTGTTTGCCCCTAAAAGCAACAACGCTTCATTCGCTAAATCTACTTTAGAACCCATCTGCTACTCCGCAAACATTAACCGTTTAATAACACGTATCATGCCAGTTGGCACTTTAATTCTTTCGCCTACCGTAGACCCCGGTGGGACATCCCCTTGAAGGATAAATATCTTAGCTTGTGGGCTACTCCGCACAAACCAACCCATGAACCGTACTCTAGGCGAGTCTTCTAAAAATTCTGTTGTATCGTCCTCTGACCAATCATTACGTATCATTGTATCATCCCACTCTACGTAATACATGGCTCCTTTTTTTAATCTCATATCAGCCCTAAAAGCAGGGTGACACCCGAAGATGCCACCCTACAGGTTTAGTTAGGATCAGCGTACATTACGTGAAAATCAAATGTATCTGCTTCTACAGTAGTACCAGCACCCAACGCAAACGTTAGGATTAGTTCTCCAGTAGTCACATAACCAGTATCATGCGTTCCGCTTTCGTGGAAGTTAGTTACTGTCCTAGCTGAATCTGCTGCAACCGCACTGATAAAAGCATCAGCATCTATTGCAACAGCAGCCCCAGTACTCTGGGTGGTATGTGCTGCGTACCCTACGTTCACAGTAGCCGAAGACTCGAGATCACTAATAATGACCATTGACTGTGGAAGAATACGCACCCCAGCAGGAATCGTCATAACTTGAACGACATCAGAAGAACTGAGGGCCTCCCCAGTAAATCTTGAATATCGGTAGGTTATGCCATTCCAAGTAGTAGGAGCATTTTTTGCACCTGTCCCTGCCGTGGCAGAGGTGTACTCTGTACTTTTATAAGTAGCCATTTATACACCTCCTTTAGGAATCAGTACAAG